GAAGGTGATGCAACAAACTTCTATCTCGACTTTCCAGATCAAGTAGATTTATATTATGCAGGTGTTGGTGATTACTTCCATTACTTTAAGCGTTGTGCTATAACCGATATGGAGGTAAACTATCAACCAGAAGGTGGTACTGTTATTAATGCTGGAACTGGAGCTCCAACAATTGTAGACCTTACAATAGGTTTCCAAGAAACAGAGATATGGACAAGAGAAGACTACGAAGATGAAAATACAGAGATAGTAAGTGGTCAGAGAAAGAAAATTGCACAACCATGGGGTAATGCATATGGCAATAGAACATCTGGAGATGAGTAATGGCTAAGAGAGCTTACTTTTCAGATTTTCCAACTGTTGAATATAATGGCGTTACAGTCAGAAATATTATTCTTAAACCTAAGATTAAAGATTCAGTGTTTGGTAATGAGAAAAACTTTTATCCATATGTAATCAAAGATGATCTAAGACCTGATCAAGTTGCTGCATTCTATTATGGTAATGCTGAATACATGTGGTTAATATTTTTAGCTAATGATATAGTTGATCCATATTATCAATGGCCAATGACTAATGCTGCACTTAATAAATTTATAGCTGATAAGTATGGAAGTCTTCCAGCAGCTAAGGCACTAATATTACATTACAAACATAAAACAAAAAATTACATAATAACAAAAGAGACATATGATAGCTCTAGTTCTCATCATGGCCAAGTACTTGCTAGTCAATTCAGTCCAGTATATGCTTATAACTTTGAAGAAGATAAAAATGAAGCCAAGAGAGAAATTCAACTTATTGATAGAGCATTAGCCTCAACAGCGTTCGATAGATTGAGAGAGGCTATGATAGAGAATGATTAATGTACAAAGCAAGAAGTTATAACCTAGTAGAAGATATCTTTATAGAACATGCTAAAGGTAAAGTAAACATTACCAACGCATGGAATCTTATTGAGCTCGAAGAAGACCTTTTCAATCCATCCATGAGTTGTTTCTTAACTGTTGGTGATACAACAGGACTACTAGATGACATTGATTTTGATGGAACAGAAACATTCAAAATAAAATTCAAGAGCGGAAAAGAAGAAGATAAGACTATTGCTATTAAGTTTAGATTGTATAAACAGCTAGTAAATGCATCTACAGACGGTTCAAAAAACAAAATATATAACCTATATGGCGTAACACCAGAGCATTTTACTCAAGCTACAATGGATATAAACCAATCATTTAATGTAAAATTAAGTGATGCAGTAAAGAAAATACTAGGAAAAGTTACTAAAAATACCAAGAGAGAGAAAGATAGATTAGTAGATGTACACGATACTACAGGCATTTACACATATATTATACCTGGAATGACACCATATGAATCCATGGAATTCCTGCAAAGAAGGTCATATGACTCTACATTTACATCATCTTTATTCACATTTTATGAAAGTAATGAAGGATTTAACTTCCATAATGTAGAAAGATTAATAAAAGAAAACAGAGAAAAAGATAAAGTATTTGAATACACTTACTCTGAAGCAACAAATGTATCGGATCAATTACCAGGAAAAGATACACAATTTGCTATTGAAGGACTATCAGTTGCTCCTACTAAAGAAGTAATGAGCAGAATAAAAAGTGGATCATATGCTAGTCAAGTAGTTGAGATTGATCTTATAAATCAAACAACAACAAGTAATAGATTATTAGTAAAAGATAACTTTAAAGATTTTTATCATTTAGATGAGATAGCAATGAGTTTAGACAGTAAGGCTATGATAGATGATAGCTTAAATGTAATCAATAGTACTAAATGGAGAAACAAGAGTCAAGAGGGTGACAATAAAATAGCATCAATCATTCCAAGAAGAAGATTTTATAGAGACTCATTAAGCACAGTAGAGATACAAATGTCTATACCTGGCAACTCAAATCTGGCAGTAGGAAAAGTTATCAATGTTAAGATACCAAAAAAATCTGCTAAGATGGAAGGAGGACAAGAGCCTAAAGTGACTGGTAAATACTTAATAACAAGACTCATCCATTCAATAGATAGGAACCAAGGATACGGTCAAGTCTTAATGGGTAACAAAGAGAGCTTTATACCAAACGTAGAAGACAGAAAGAAAAATATAATAGGTTCTAAAAGATAATGCAAAGCGGAGTAGAAACATTTACAGGTCTTAGACACTTTGTTGGTGTCGTAGAAGATAGAAACGATCCAGAAAAAATTGGAAGAGTAAAGGTTCGTATCTATTCTATTCATACAGAAGATAAGGCTGCAATACCAACTGACGACTTACCATGGGCAATGGTTCTCAATGGAACCAATTCTGCTTCAATGAGTGGTATCGGACATTCACCAACTGGTATGGTAGAAGGTACTTGGGTATTTGGTGTATTCTTAGATACTGAATTCCAAGACCCATTGGTGTTAGGAACCATAGTTGGTAAACCAAGTGAAGCAGCACAAGATAAAGGTTTCTTTGATCACAAGAACAAAACCTATCCATTAAATGATACAGAACTTTCTGAGCTAGGAGAATCATCAATTAATAGACATGCTCGAGAAGATGAAGCAGAAGATCATTTAACACTAAAGTCAAAAAGAAAATCAAAGATAAAAAAAGTTGAAACATCTAAAGCATTTGAGATACCTTCAGTACAAGCAAACAAAAAAGACTCTCTTTATCAAAGAGTAGAGTGGAAAGAACCTCATCCAAGATATGGTGGCCAAGGAGACCAACAACCATCAGGTCCTCAATCAACATATCCTTTAAACCATGTATGGTATACTGAAGCAGGTCATCTATTTGAAGTAGATGATACACCAGGTGCTGAAAGAATACACATGTATCATAAGAAAGGTACATTCCAAGAGATACAAGCTGATGGAAGCAGAGTAACAAAAGTTCAAGGAAATGATTATGAAATGTTTTTAAAAGATAAAGACGTTTTGATAAAAGGTGACTGTAATGTTACCATTGAAGGCAATTGTAGGATGTTAGTAAAGAAAGACTTAATACAGGAGGTAGATGGTGATTATTTCTTATCTGTTAGGGGCGATTACATTAAGAAGGTACAGGGCAATGAATCCAAAGAAATCTTATCGGACAAAGCGACGCAAATAAATGGCAACAAATCTGAGAGAGTATCTAAAAATGTTACTATTACAACTGTAGGAAACTTTATTGATAGTATCAAAGGATTGTTTACAAAGACAGTTACAGGTGAAGAAAAGAGAACGAACCTAGCTCAAGCAACTCATATCTTACCAGATAACTTTACTTTATTAGGTGCAAACAATCTTAACATTGCTGCTGGTGGTAACTTAAACATTGCTGCTGAAGGAACAATGAAACTAAAATCAATTGGTAATCAAACAGTAGAGAGTGAAGCCACTCAAACAATCACTGCACCTACAATGGACATAGATGCTGAAACAGGAACTATTGACTATAATAGTGGATCCATAGATGTAGTATCAGGAAACATTACAGATACAAATGTAACATTACATACTCATACTCATAAAACAACTTCAATGGATACTGGAAACGGTGCTAACTCAGGTAAGAAGAACGATTCAGATTCACCAACTAGTGGGACATAATGGCTAAGGAATGCGGACAATCAGAAACATTTAAGAGCTTTGATGAAAAGATAGGCTCTGTTATGGATGATGTTCAGAACAGTGTTGTTGGACAAGCAGCTGGTGGAATAGCTGATGGCATAGCAGGTTTAAAATCTAAGATAGAAGGCTTTACTACTGATATCAATTCAAAGTTAGAATCAGCATTGCCAGAAATACCTGAACCAGAATTGAATCTACAAAATGAAATGAAAACTATGATGGAAGCTGTAGCAAGTGGTGATCCAGGTGTTGCTATGGATAAACTAAATGTAATGAAAGAAAAGTTTCCTTCTGTAGATGTTGATGGTATGTTAGAAGAGAATGGTTTAGATTCTGCAGAGCTAGAAAAACAAAGAAAGAAATTCAATAAACAAAAAGCTGATGCTGATGTGCTTGCTCAGTTTAGTGCTCAAAAAAATGCACTAGGAGATAAGTTTAACTTAACAGAAGGTCAACAAGCACTATTAGATTTAGGACAAGGAAAGCTAAGTGGAGCAAGAGAATTGCTAGGAGGACTTACTCAAGATAAGCTAATAAAAGATGGAGCATCATTGGATGGTATTTTAGATGGTATATGTACTGCAGTACCAAATGTTGATATAGATGCTGCAGGAAATGAAATAAAGAAAGGTATAGAAACAAAAGTACCAGCAGAAGATGCAGAACCAATTGAAGCACCATGCGCATCAGTAATCTTAACTGAACCAGAATTAGATCAACTCAATGAACTTTTAAACCAAGCAGAGAATATTGAAGTAACTGAATTTGATGAAGAGATAATAAAAATAGAACAAAAGAAAAGACAAGACGTACAAGAATCTCTTGAACCTCTAAAACAAGAACTTAATGAAATAAAGGCGAAACAAGTACGAGGAAAATTAACTCAAAAAGATGTTGATAGAGCTAATGCAATTAATTTTACAGTAAATGTAATAAGAACTGATAAAGCATTAGTAGCAAATAAAGAAAAAAAAGCAGCAGGTAAAAAAGAAAAACCATTTAGCGGAATAAAAACTATCAGCGTTGACGACTATAACAGACACATTAAACCACATTCAGATTTGGTTGCAATAGTAAATAACTTAGTTGAAGTTAAAGTAGTTACTGAATAGGATAATAAATAAGTTTATGGCTAAATTTTCAGATTTCAACACAAGTTTTGCGGTACATCCTGATAAGAAGGATCTATCTTTGAAAACTGATATTGAATCAGTCAAACAATCAATTAGGAATCTTATCTTAACAGATAAAGGTGAAAGGTTAATGCAACCAGATGTAGGTTGTAAAGTAAGATCATTATTATTTGAAAACTTTACTGCTCAGACTATTTTGTTAGTTAAAACAACAATTGTTGATACTATACAAAAGTATGAACCAAGAGCAATAGTAGAGAGTGTAAATGTAAGTGGAGACCCAGATAACAATGCTATATTCATAGCTATCTTATTCAGTCTCATAAATAATGATACTATAGAACAATTAGATATACAACTAGAGAGAGTAAGATAATGGCAGCAAATAGTACATTAGCAGTAGCAAACGTAAACTTTGATGACATAAAACAGTCATTAAAGAACTATTTGTCGTCCCAAGCTAACTTCAAAGACTTTGATTTCACAGGTTCTAACTTAAATACAATGTTAGATATCTTAGCTTATAACACATATCTACAAAACTTCTATCTCAATATGGTAGCAAGTGAAGGCTTTATTGATAGTGCACAATTAAGAAACAGCGTTGTATCACATGCTAAAACATTAAACTATACACCACAATCTTTTACTTCTTCTAAAGCAGTAGTAGATTTACAAATATTTGCAGCCAATACACCTGCAAATATTATCATTCCACAATACACACAATTTACAGCATCAGTAGATTCAAACACATATACATTTACAACAAACGAAAGTAGAACAATTGCAGCAGATGCAAATGGTGATTACATAGCTGCCAACCTAGAACTATTTGAAGGCGAAATAATAAATGAATTGTTTACTGTATCTACAGCTAACACTAATCAAAGATTTGTAATGAACAATAAAGAGATAGATACAGACAGCTTAGTTGTTACAGTTTTTGATAATGCAACAGATCAAACTAATTCAATATACACTAAGTCATTATCTACTATTGGACTATCTGGATCAAGTAATGTATACTTCTTACAAGCATGTGAAGATGAGAAGTATGAAGTTAAGTTTGGTGACAATGTATTAGGTAGACAATTAACTAACGGTAATGTTGTTAGAACAAAATATAGATTGTCAAGTGCAAATTCAGCTGACTCAGCAAACTCATTTACATTAGTAGGAGATATTCAAGGATACAGCAACGTAACAATAACAACAACATCATCTGCAAGAGGTGGTGGTTTTGGAGAATCAATTGATACTATCAAGACAAATGCTCCAAGATCAATAACTGTACAAGATAGAACAGTAACAGTTCAGGACTACAAAACATTACTAAAACAAGAGTTTAATGATATTGAATCTTTAAATGTCTTTGGTGGAGAAGAATTAGATCCACCTGAGTTCGGTAAAGTTATAGTAAGTGTAGATTTAAAAAATGCAGATGGTATACCAGAAAGCAGACAAGCAGACATAAAAGACTTTTTAACTTTAAGATCACCTGTATCAATAAGACCAAAAATTGTTAATCCAGTGTTCTTAAATGTTGACGTTAAGACAATAGTAAGGTATAATCCCAACATTACTGTTAAGTCAGATAATGAAATAAAGACTATTGTATCAGCTGCATTAGATAATTTTGCAGATACAAACATAAATGCTTTTAACAGTAAACTAAGAAAGTCACAATTAGTTAGAGCTATTGATGACTCGGATCCAGCTATACTCAATAATGATACTGAAGTAACATTGCAAAAAGAGTTTCTTCCTACATTAGGAACTGCTGGAACTTTTATATTAGAATTTAACAATGAATTAGTTCAAGAACTACCAAATACAGATGGAGTATTCTTAGATGGAACATCAACTATTACATCATCAGACTTTACATTTGGTACAACAAACAACTGTTCATTAAGAGATAATGGTCAAGGTGTGATACAGATTATAAAACAAGAGAACCAAGTGTTAGAGATTATTAATAACAATGTAGGTTCTGTAGATTATGCTAGTGGTAAAGTGACAATAAATGAATTAAACGTAGCAGCATTTAGTGGTTCTGGAATAAACATTACTGCTGTTCCAGTAGATGTCACGTTAGTATCATCTAAAAACATAATACTTCAATATAACAAAAAACCTGAGATAAGCATTATACAAGAGAGGGTATAATGGCTGAAAGAATAGAAGATAAAATCTCTTTGTTCGTCAAAGAACAATTCCCAGCATTCTATGCAGAAGATGGTGAAGCATTTAGAATCTTCTTAGAAGCGTATTATGAATTCCTCGAACAGTCCGGTAACAGCCTCGATTATAGCCGTAACTTAATTGAATACCACGACGTCGACCAAACAACACAAGAATTTTTAGATGAGTTTGCAAAGACTTATCTTAATGATTTACCAGGACTACTCAAAGCAGAAACTAGACTAACAATTAAGAACGTAATGGATTTTTATAGATCCAAAGGTTCTCCAAGATCAATACAATTACTTTTTAGAATACTTTTCAATGAAGCTGCAGAGGTAAGGTTTCCAAGTGATGATGTTCTAAAGCCAAGCTCATCAGAATTTAGAAAACCAAGATACATTGAGGTATATGCTCCCAACTTAGAAAAGATGATATCCTTAGAAGGATTAGAAATTGTTGGTGGTACTAGTGGATCCAAAGCATTTGTAGAATCTATTTCATCAAAAGTAATTAACAAAGTAAGAGTACATATACTACAACTATCAAACTTAAGAGGTAATTTCTTAAGAGGTGAAATTATTGCTAAGTCATCAGATGGTATACAAGATGAGATGCCAGCAATTGTAGGTTCTTTATCAGATGTTATTATTACACTTGGTGGTAAGAACAATAAAGTAGGTGATACATTTAAAATTACAGCAGATGTAGGTAAAGGTGCAGAAGCAAGAGTTACATCTATAGCAGATGCAACTGGACTTATAAACTTTAATTTAGCTAATGGTGGTTTTGGTTTTTCACAAAACACTTCGTTTACTCAAATAAATGTAAACGATCAACACTTGGAGGTAAGCAATGTTGTCAATGCTGCTCAAGCATATAGTAATGTGTTTGTTGGTAACACTCATGCTAACGGTGATGTTAATGTACCTGCTCCTTTCGATAGTATTATTAATAAGATCGACAATGCTGAATTCTTTAAACTTGAGACTGCTGAACAAATAGTAGAACAATCAAGCTATCTTAGTGCAACTGCATTCAATTCTGAGTTTCAAGTATACGAAGCTAATGATTCTGTAAACAATGTTGCTCCTTATGTTGTTGGTACTAGAGGTGCTAATCAACATGCTAATGGAGACACAAATGATATAGGAACAGTAGTTGCAAATGGTTTCATAGTAGGAAACTCAACTATTAATGGAGCAAATGGTACAATTACTATAGCTCCTACATCAGGTACATTTGGAGATCAAAAGAAATTAACTTATACATTAGCAGTTGGAACACATGTATTTGAGAATGGAGAAAATGTAGATGAAGAGAGTGACGTAACATTGGCATTAGTAGCTGCTGGATCCAGCGGAACATTTAGTGTAGGTAATATTATAACAGGTAATAATACTGGAGCTAACGGAGTAGTCACTGCAGCTAATTCATCATCCGTATCTGTAAACGGATCATTTGGAACATTTACAGCTGATGATTATATAACAAGTTTAGCAGCAAATGCATCAGGAGTAGTTGGTAATGTATCTACAGTAAGCGTAACAACATCTGGAGCAAACGGAACAATAGCCTCAACAAATACAACTGTAATGAATATGGCTAATATAATTGGTGCATGGACTACTACTAAAAAAATGAAAGGCCAGAGATCAAATGCTATAGGCACAATTAGTGCTGTGGAGAACACTGGAGCATCTGATTTATTTTTCTTAGGCAATACTCAATTCAGAGCAGTAGTTGATACTTATGCTAACGTATCATTAACAGGACAAGTTATAGGATCTAATGCAACAGAGATAGGATTTAGAAATACAATATTTTCAAATGGTGCTACAGGAGCTTTCTTTGCAAATACATATGCACCAATAAGAGGAAGAGATTCAAACACATTTGCAAATGTTGTAACAGTTGGTACAGGTTCTGGTGCAGGATTTAAAATAGGAACATTAGAGAACGAAGAAGCAATAACAATCTATACAGATATAGTTGGTGAAAATAATGTAAGCAATGTATCATACTTAGATTGTGTTATAGATGGTGGTAATAGTGCAATAGGTTTCTTAGATAACTTAACTATCAATACTGGTGGTACTGGTTATAGTAATGCTGCAATTATAACTTTCTCAGATGGAGGAGCAGGTGGTGGACCTCCAAAGGTAAATGCAACAGCTAATATTACAACTGATGATGATGGTGTTATAATTGGTACTACAGTTGTACAAGCTGGATCAGGATTCTTTACTAATGCAACTCCAACATTACCGTCTACAACAGGAACAGTTGCTAATGTATCAGGAAACTTTGACTTTGGTTATGGTTTCCCTAAAGATGATAATGGTGACTTTACAACTATCTTAGATAATGTGCTAACAAGGTTTAGTGGAAACATTGGTACAATAGCAGCACTATCTGAGGTAAACCCAGGTAATAATTATAACTTTGATCCATTTGTATTAACCAGAACAGATGGTATTGCAAAGTTTGATAGAAAAGATTTGATTGTTAATTTAGAAGAGATGAATGAATCTGGTGGTTCTGTAATTCCATTTACTATTGGTGAAGTAGTAAACCAGACAGTTACAGTTGCTGGACAAACATTAGCAGTCAATACATTTGCAGGAGTTAATTCATCCGGTGACGCATTTACTCCTACAACAGATGACTTTGATGGACTTGGAGTAGTTCAAGTTATTAATAGTACAGCTAATACTCATGGTGTAGTGTTTAGTAAAAATACAACACACTTAGAAGTAAAAGACCTTAAGATAAAAACTACTTTTGCAAACGGATTGGTTTCAATATCAACAACAAATGTTGAACCGTTTGTAGTAAGTGCATCTAACTTATTACAATTACAAGAAACAAATACAACTACAACATCTGTAACAGCTAGAATAACTGGCACTGGTACTACTTCAGAATCACAAGTAGCTAAAGGTGCTGTATATAAGTTTGATATTGACAATGATAACAAAACTGGTGAGCTAGGAATAAGAAGATTATCATTTAGTGTAGGGTTCAATGCATCTGGTACATTACAAGGAGCATCATCTGAAGCAGGTGGAACAATTACAGGTCTCATTATGGAAGATGCAAACACAAGACCTATTGGTGACAATGCTCAAATTAATGCAGATGCTCAAGCTGCAAACGGAATTGTAACTGGTTTAGAGATAACAGATAGTGGATTTGGATATCAACATGGAGCCAACTTAACATTAATTTCATCTAATACAGAACAGGACATTGTAGTGTCTGGAGAAGCAAATGTACACTTTACAGGACTAGGTCCTGGATATTGGGCTTCTAAGGACTCATTTTTGAATACTAAATACCTACATGATAATGATTTCTACCAAGAATATAGTTATGTTGTAGAAAGTGGGTTGTCTTTAAATAAATATAGGGATATACTACTAAAAGCTACTCACCTTGCAGGTACAAAACTATTCGGTAGAGTCTTTAAAGAGTCATTGGTAAACAATGCAGTAACAGT